TGGGCAAGGTGTCCGCGCCAAGCGGCGGGCCAGGCGTGCAGTGGCTCACGCTGCTGCTCCGGGTGGGCCTGCTGGGGCTGTTTGTGTTGGGCTTCGCCTTGGCCGCCGGCTGGATCGTGGTGGCGCTGGCCAACTACTTTCCGTCAGTGCACCGCATCGGCATTGCAGTGAGCGGGCTGAGCGGCTCCATCATCAAGCCGATGCTGCCGCACTACTTGGCCGCGCTGCAGAAGTGGTCCGACCGGCTGGCCGGGCGCGCCGGAGGTGCTGCGTGAGCGTCTACCTGCTGAGCCTGGTCAGCACACTGGCCGTGTTTTGTGCGACGACGTGGCAGCTGCTGCACACCTTTCATGCCGGCGAGCGTGCGCGCGACCGCGCTGCCTGGGCGCTGCGTGGCGCCTGCTTCATTGGTCTGGCTGTTGGCATGTTGGGCATCTTTCTGCGCGACCTGGCGCAGCACACACCGGCGCCTTGGTACGTGCTGCTGGTGCGTGTGTGCCTGACGGTGCTGCTGATCTACCCGTGGCGCCGGCGGGAGAGCGGGCGATGAATATCCTGGCCTTCCTCAAGGCGCTCGTTGCGCTGGTATTCGGCTGGGCAGCTGACGCGCTGACCTGGCTGCGTAAGCCCGGCAGTCGCCTCAAGGTGGTGTGTGCGGTGCTCGCTGCGCTGCTGTCGATTGCCTCGCTCACGTCCTACCGCAAAGGCCAGCAGGTGATTGTGGTCACCCGCCAGGTGAAGCAGTGCCAGAGCGACCAAGTCGCGGCGCTGGAAGCAGCGCAGCTCAAGCGCGCGGAGCTGGAACGCAACAACGCCGACAAGGACGCCGCGCTGGCCACCATCGCCGCCAAGTTGCAGGCCGAGGCAGAAAAGCTACGTTTGCTGCAGGAGCGCAATGCCGGGCTGCGTGACAAGACAGACGCCGCGAAGGCCGCTGCCGACCGCAGCGCCAAAGCCTTCAAGCACGAATACGACCAACGCCCGGCCGAGTGCATCGCCGCACTGCAGGCGCTGGCCGCGGCATGCCCCAGCCTGGGAGGCTACTGATGCGCGCACTGCTAATCGCTGTGATTTCGGCCGCTGCGTTGGCTGGGTGTGGCAACAAGGCGGCTCGGGTAGACCCGGCACGTCCAATCGTCGTGACGCCGGCGCCAGCCGTGGTTGCAGTGCCGGTGCGTACCTATGTGCAGATCGAGCCGCGACTAACGCAGCGCTGCCCATGGGTGAAGAACGGCACGCTGGAACAGGTGCTGGACGTCTCGCGCGGGCGTAAGCGCTGTCTGGAGTTCTACGAAGCGAACCTGGGCGAGATTGAGCAAGTGCAGGGTACGCCGGCGGGCGAGGGCGCACGATGAGCCAGATCCGGATCGCGGTGGACGCCGACAACCTGCTGGGCCGCCAGTTCACCACGCTGGAGCGCGAGCAGCTGCCGTTCGCCATCGTGCAGGCGTGCAACGCCACCGCCTACGAAATTCGTGAGGTCTGGAAGCGCACCGCGCCGCGCGTGTTCGACCGGCCGGCACCGCTGACCATCAATGCGGCGATGTACCGCAAGGCGACCAAAGCCCGCCTGTTTGCCGAGATCTTCTTGCGCGACGAAGCCTTCAAGGGCACGCCGCCGGCGAAGTATTTGCGCACGGAAGTGGAAGGCGGCCAGCGCCGCAAGAAAGGCTTCGAAGTGCTGCTGCAGGCCAAGGGCTTGATGCCAGCGGGGCAGTTCGCAGTGACCGGCCGCGGAGCGCGCATCGACCAATACGGCAATGTGCCCGGCGGCCAGGTAACGGCAATCCTGTCGCAGCTGGGCGCGCAGCGCGATGCCTACCAGAATGCCAACACCGAAAAACCCAAGCAGCGCAGCAACGATCGCAGCCGCGCGGAATATCTGGGCCGCACGCGTCTCAACACTGTGGCGGTAATGCAGCGCACCGTGCGCCGCGGTGGGCGCTACTTCGCCCTGCAGCGTCAGCGCGGCAAGTTGGCGCCGGGCATCTATGAGCGCATTGGTACCGGCTTCGGCAGCGCGGTGCGCAGCGTGTTCGTGTTCACCTCGCGGGCCAGCTACACGCCGCGCTACGACATCTTCGGACTGGCCCAGCGCACCTGGGACAAGCTGATGCCGTTCTACTTCCACCGCGAGCTGGATAAAGCGATCCGCAGCGCGATCGCGAAGGTGCAGGCATGAGCCAGCGCGAGTTTATGCGGGCATTCGATGCGACCGCATTTGCTGCCTTTGCCGACGTCGGCTTGGCCGATGGCGCGCGCTATCAAGCGCCCGGTACGACAGAGGCGGTGCCATGCACGGTACAGATCGACCGCGATGTGCGCGACTTCGGTAGCGACCTCGCACCGGTGAGCACTGTCTACACGCTTGTGACGCTGCAGCGTGCCGAGGTACAGCCTGCCAAACGCGGACGCGTGCTGCTGGATGGCGAGACGCTGGTGCTCGCGGAGCGGGTGCGCGAGGACGAATCCATCAGCCAGTGGGTGGCCGACCATGGCTAGCCCGCGCGAACACCTGCGCGCTGCGGTGGGCAGCTGCCTGCAGCGCATCAGCGTAGCGAACGGCTACCAGACCGATGCCGGCGCCAGCTTGACGCTGGAGCCGGGCCAGGTCGACGAAGACGCCAATGCGGTGCTGACCGTATTGGTGGCCAAACAGCAGCGCGCAAGCGAGAGCGCACTGACGCGCACGCATCGTTTGACCACGGTAGTGATCGTCGCCAAGGCGCCCGCGCCGCTGGACACCGCGCAGGCGCAGCTGGACGCGCTGGTGGCAGACATCGAAGCGGCCATGGCCGACCAGCAGTTCCGCTACCCGACGGGCATTCAGTTCCCGCAGTACGTGTCCATGGAGCCGGTCAAGCCCGAGGCGGGCATGAGCTGGATCGGCGCGCTGCTCACTTACCAAACGCACATCCCCATTACCTGACGCCGCACGCGGCACCTACAAGGAGCACCCATGCCCATCAATTCCCCCGACTACAGCTACCTCGGTAGCGGCGAGCTGCACCTGCGTAAGCGCGGCGCGGCCAAGCCATTCCGCGGCGTCGGCAACTGCTCGGCCTTCAGCTTTTCGCCGCAGACCAACCGCATCAACCTGCTCGACAGCACGCAGCCCGGCGGTGGCAACCGGAATTCTGTCGATCGGATCACCGAGGTGCAGGTGAGCTTCACCATGCACGATTTCAGCGCGGAGAACTTCGCCGACGTGTTGCGCGGTACCGCCACGACCATCGTGGCCGGCAATGCAGCCGATGAGGCCGTGGTGGCATACAAAGATGGTGTGACCCCGCTGGCCAATCTGGCGGCCGACATCACCGCGGTGAAGCCGGTCATCGGTGATGCGGTGTACGAAAAAGGCAAGGACTGGGATATCAAGAACGGCGCGCTCTACGTGCCGGCAGATTCGAAGATCGCCATCCCGGCCGATGGCGCTGCCAACATCAAGGTCACCTACAGCTTCGGCGCGGCCGAGCGCCTACAAGCGCTGGTCAACCCCAACGAAGAGTACGAGCTGCTGTTCCTGGGCTTCAACGAAGCGCGCAGCGGCAAGAAGGTGCGCGCCCAGGCCTACCGCGTGTCCGGCGGGGTGATCGGCGAGCTGGCGTTGATCGGCGAGCAGTACGGCGCTGGCACGGTCACCGGCACGCTCAGCAAAGACACCAGCAAGCCGGCCGGCGTGTCGCAGTACTTCACCTGGGATGCGGAGAAGTGATGGACGACCTCGACGTGCTGAGCCCGCCGACGCGGACCATCAGCTACCGCGGCGAGCCGCTGGTGCTGTCGCCACTGACGTTGGCGCAGATTGGTCCCTTTATCAACGCTACGCGGCCAATCATCGGCCGAGTGCTGATCGCCGCAAGCCTGGCAAATGCTGGCGCCTCGATCGAGGTGGCCGCGCTGCTGATGGATGTGCTGGAGCAGGATGGGGAAGCGTTTGCGAAGGGCGGTGCGCTGGTCACCGGCAAGCCGCAAGACTGGATTGCCGGTGGCAGCTTGGCCGATGCGGCCACGCTGATAGAGGCGGTGGTGGAGCTCAACCAGGATTTTTTCGGCCAACGCCTGCCGAGCCTGATGCAGGCGGCAGGCAAGGCGATCCCCGCGATGGTGGCGACGCAGGCACCGCCGGGTGGGCCGACATCGTCCACTACCTCATCGCCCGCGGCCACCAACGCCGAGACGTCATGACCTACACCCTGGCGCAAGCCAGGGCGTTCGCGGCTGCTGCCGCCCGCGATGAGCGCACGCAGCAACGCCAGCAACAAGCGGCAACGGCCGAAGCCGTGCGCATGGCGATGGGCGCCGAGCCTGCCGCCTTTACCAAGTACCTCAACGACCTGATCAGGTAGATGGCCGAACCTTCTGCAAACTTGCGCGTCCGCATCAGTGCGGACGTCAACGACATCAAGCAGGGCCTCGCATTGCTGCGCGGGCAGCTGGCCGACGTGCGCAAGCAGGCGGGCACCCCCTTGCCTGCAAACGACCCGATCAAGCAGCTAGGTATTTCTGCCGGGCAAACCAGCAATGCCATGCGCCAGTTGCCGGCGCAGTTCACGGACATCTTTACTAGCCTTCAAGGTGGCATGCCCTGGTTCACGGTGCTTGTGCAGCAAGGTGGCCAGATCAAGGACAGCTTCGGTGGGGTGGGGCCTGCACTGTCTGGTGTGTCGACTGCCTTGGTGGGCATGTTCAATCCGCTCTCGATCACTGCGGTGGCTGTGGCAGCCGTGGCGCTGGCATGGAAGCTGGGTAGCGATGAGGCCACCGCCTACCAACAGGCGCTGATCCTGACGGGCAACCAATATGGGCAGACAGCCGCACGCCTCGCCGAAGTGGCTGCCCAGATGGATGGCATCGCCGGTGTGACAACCTCCAGTGCCGCAGCTGCCCTGACGCAGGTCGCGGCAACCGGCAAGTTCACTGCCGAGCAGCTGGAGACAGTGGCGATCGCTGCCGAGACGATGCGCGCCGGCACGGGCAAGGCAGTGAATGAGACGGTCGCCGAGTTCGCCAAGATCAAGGCCGACCCGGTCGCTGCGTTGCTTGAGCTCAACGAGACGATGCACTTCCTGGACCAGACCCAGCTGGCCAACATCAAGACGCTGATCGAGCAGGGCAACCAGGTCCAGGCAGTCGCGGCGGCGTTCAAGATCTACGCCGACACGCTCAAGGATCGGGCGGCCGATGTGCAGGAAAACCTGGGCTACATGGAACGCGCTTGGCGCGCGGTCAAAGGTGTGGCCTCTGACGCGTGGGACACCATGCTCGGCGTTGGCCGGGCTGACACCGCAACGGAGAAGATCAAGCAACTGCAGTCCAACATTGACGGCATCAACCGCGGCAGTGGGGTCTATCAAGATCTGAGTGATGCCAACCGCACCAGGCTGGTCAAGCAATTCCAGCAGCAGATCGATGACCTGCAGAAGGCGGCCAACAAAAAGCCGGTCAAGGTCATCATGGCTGGCATCTACTCAGAGGTGGACAGCAAGCAAGAGCAGGCGCGCACCAAGTTCCAAGAAGAGGGTGTGCAGTATCTGAGCAAACAGGCACAGCTCGAAGAGCGTATTAAGGACATGCGCACCCTAGCTGCGCAGGCAGGAATCACCGACACCAAGGTGCTACAGCAGCGCGAGCGTGCAATGCGTGACACCGCAGCTGCAGCCGGTGCAAAGGGCGCGGCGAGCCTCGCAACTTCTGGCCGATCGGCTGGGCTGCAGACACTCAAGGATGCGCTGACCACCGAGCAGGCGCAGATCGCAACCAGCACCAAGGTGTTGCAGGCCCAATACCAGGCGCGCGAGCTGTCGGCCGAGACCTACTACCAACGCCTGCGCGAGCTGACCGAGCGCGGCACCAACACAGAGGCGCAGTCCCTGCAGAAGCAGATCGACTATCTCAAGGGCCGCAATGTCACGGGCAAGGATGCGATCGACATCGGCAAGCAGGTCGGCGAGATGGAGGCGCAGCTGAAGAAGGTGCGTACCGAGGGCGCCGCCAAGCTGGACGTGCTGGCAGCCGACGAGCGCAAGTTGCTGAAACAGCGTGAGGACGCACTGTCGTCCTACAAGGCTGCACTTGATGCGAGCACTGGCGCGCTGCGCGAGGAAATGGACGCCATGGTCGCCCGTGTGGGCTCCGGCGATCGCGAGTTCGAGATCCAGCAGCGGCTCAATGAGGTGTATCGCGAGCAGGCGCAGCGGCTGACTGAGCTGGCCCTGCTCAAGCGCGTGGGCACGATCGATGAGCAGACCGCAGCCGCTGAAGAACAGGCCGTGCGCGCGGCAACCGAGCGCCGCGTGCAAGTGATTCGCGACGGTTACGTGCGCATGTCTGATGCGCAGGCAGATTGGGGCAGGGGCGTGTCGGCCGCGTGGGCGAACTATCGCGACGGAGCCAGCAATGCGGCGGGTGCAGTGGAAAGCGCGACGACCTCGGCGCTGACCTCATTCGAGGACATGGTGGTCAAAGCGACCGGTAACGGCAAGGTCAGCTTTCGAGACATGGCCAACTCGATCATCGCCGACTTTGCGCGGATCACGGTGCGCAAGGGAATCACCAGCCTGCTGGGCGGCGTGTTCGGCGGCGGCCAAGTCGGAGCCGTGCAGCGGGAGCCGATTCCGCTGCAGGGCTGGGACACCGGTGGCTATACCGGGCCGGGCGGCAAGTTTCAACCGGCCGGTGTCGTGCACAAAGGCGAGGGCGTGCTGAGTCAGCGCGATATCGCGTCGATCGGTGGGCCGGGTGCATTTCTTGCGTTACTCAACACCATTCGCAGTGGTCGTGGCTATGCCGATGGAGGACTCGTAGGCAATGCAGTCGCACCCTCAGGCCGGAGAGCGAGCGGTGTCAGCGTCGAGATCCAGAACTTTACTGGGCAGCAGGTAAGTCAGGAGCGACAGACCCAGCGGATGCCCAATGGTGATGAGTTGGAGAGAGTGATTGTGAAAATCGGCGCGCGCAATATTGCGCAGGGCGGCGAAATGGCCGGAGCAATGAAAAGCCGATTCGGCTTGCGTGAGCAGGTGTGATGGCGAGTTTTCCTGCCTATGCGGGTGTGCTGTATGACAGCGTGCGCACCTCGTTCGACCCGTCCGTTGAGCGTACTGAAATGGAACGAGGGGTCCCAAAGCAGCGAGTCCTGAATAGCCAGGTACTGATAAAGCTCGCGATGACGCTCGACTTTGCTAACCCGGCTGATGCGGTCAGGTTTGAGAATTGGTACTTCGATGAAATTCATCGAATTGATTGGTTTGATTTTTCCCATCCATTGACCGGGGCGCTAGTGCAGGCGCGCTTTGAGGGCGGTGCGCTCGGAGAGTTGCGGCCAGCCGAGGGCGCGGATAGGCCGTGGCAACAAGATGTGGTGCTGGAGTATCTGCGATGAGCTTCGCCGAAAACCGTCAGCGGGTAACCGAGCCGAGTGGCGTGCTGTTGTTTCTGGAGGTGCGCGCCAACAGTTTCACGGATGTGTTGCGCTTGGTTAACGATACGCAGAACTGGACGAGCAACGGTGTCGAATATATCGGCGTGCGCTTCGGTTTCAAGCTGCCTGACGACACTGCTGGGCAGGTGCCGCGTGCCGTGCTGATCATTGACAACGTTGGTCGCAGCATTACCGAAGACCTGGAAGCGCTGCAACCCAACGAAATGGTCAGCGCCAAGTTGATGATCGCCGACAAGGCTGCGCCTAGTGTGATTGTGCAGACACTCAACCTGCCGATGACCAGCGTCAGCGTAAATTCTGCCTCGGCGACCGCGCAGTGTGGCGTGGACTTTCTCATGCGTCAGCAGTCGGTTCTGCTGCGCTACACGCCGCACCTGACGCCGGGAATCTTCTGATGCGTCTGGCTGATGTTGAGCGATTCGTTGGCATTCCCTATGACGCACAGAGCTGTGACTGCGCCGATCTCGTCGTGCTTGTGCAGCGCGAGCTGTTCGGACGCGAGGTGCTGCTTCCCAATGGTCGGCCCCGTGGCGTGCGCGGGCAGGTGGCGTTGGGTGAGCTGTCCAAGGCCTACGGCATTCGCACAGTCACGCCCCGCGATGGCGATTTGGTGGTGATGTACGAAGGCGGCCGGCCGGCGCATGTCGGAGTGTATTTCTGGCTGGCTCATGAGGGCCACTGCCTCCACAGCAATGAGAAGAATGGGTGTTCTGTGATCCATAAGGTTCGTCAGTTGGCCGAGTTTGGCGCACCGGTGGAGGGAATCTACGCATGGGCGTGATGGAGATACTGCCGGGGCACAGTCGGCTGGTGTGCACCCCGCATCCAGTCGTTCTCGATGGGCAGACCAACCTAGCGGCGAAGATTGAGGATGGCGAGACGCTTGGCAGCTTCCTGCGGCGGAACGTCCCTGACTGGACGCGCGATGCTTGGGAAGTGCGCATCAATGGCGTGCTGGTGCCTGTAGCGGTCATGGAGCGTGTGCGGCCAAAGGATGGCACCCTGATCGAGGTGCGCGGCGTAGTGCGTAAGCAGGCGCTGTATATCGTGGCCATGGTCGCGCTAACCTACTTCACATTCGGCATCGGTACGGCCGCAGGCTGGGGCGCTGGCGCAGCGGCTGGTGCATTCGGAGGCGGCATCGCGGGTGCGATCTTCGCTTCTGCTGTGTTTGTGGCCGGGTCCATGTTGATCAACAAGGTTCTGGCGCCAAAGGCCGAATCCAGCTCAAAGCAGGAAGCCGATTCGGTATACAGCATCGGCTCTGCCCGAAACCAGCCTCGCCAGTACCAACCGCTGTCGCTCAACTTCGGCACGGTGCGTGTTACGCCGGATGTGCTCACCAACGCTTATACCTGGTACGAAGGTAACGACCAGTACGTGGGGCTCGTGCTCACGCCTGGCATCAACGCGTCCAGTGTCGAGGCGCTTTATCTGGGTGATGCGCTGCTTTCGTCTTACGAGGGGGTTGCCACATGGTTCAGCGGCTTCTCCGGCATGCCGGAGCAGACCATCCCGCTCTACAGCAACGTAGACACAGTGGACGGTGGCGTGCTGTCGAACACCACCGCATGGGTGACGCGCACCACCAGCGCCGACACCGTGCGCATCCAGGTCAACCTTGAGTACATCCTGGGTGGCGTCGGCACCTCTGGCAAGCCGTATCAAGTGGGTGAAACTGTCGAAGTCCAGTACTGCCCGGCGGGCACATCGCGGTGGACCTCGCTGATGACGCGGACCTTCCAGAGCAAAGATCTTGCTACGACAAGGCGCGCTACGCTGGCGCAGGATGTTGCACGTGGGCAGTACGATGTGCGCGCCCGGATCTTGGGACAGGGTAACTACTCGGGCTCAAACACCCAGCGCAACGATTTTCAGTGGACCACGCTAAGCAGCGTCCAGGCCGACGATACGCTGTACCCAGGTATTCCGCGCATCGGCATTCGAATGAAGGCTACAGGTCAGCTCAACGGCGCGCCGGACGAAATTCGTTGCGTCGTCCATACCAAGGCGACCGATGTGTGGACCGGATCCGCCTGGGTGCAGCAGGAAACCTCAAACCCAGGCGCACAGATCCTGCGCCTTGCCAGAGGCTTGACCGATCCGAGTGGCAAGCGCATCGCCGGTATTGGTCTAAGCGACGACATGATCGATGTGCCAGCGCTTCAGGCGTTTACCCTTCACTGCGCGGCCAACGGCTACACCTACAACTATTGCATCAAGGACCCTCGCAGCCACGACGAGATGCTAAATGCGCTGGCCCTGGCTGGGATGGGTCAAGTTACGTGGGCGGGTGGAAAGTTGTCCGTCGTGTGGGCAGCCGATGAGCAGCCCCTGGGTGGCGTTGTCAATATGTCCACGATCAAGAAAGGCCAGTTCCAGGTGGACTACACCTTGGCTGAGGCTGCAGACGGCGTTGAGTACAGCTATTACGACAGCACAACCTGGGAAACCAAGACGCTTCGGGTCGCCGCGCCGGGCGTGGTCACAATGCTCAACCCGGCAAAATTGACTGGCGAGGGCATTACCAGCGAGGCGCATGCGGCTGAGATGGCGCGCTATCACCTAGCGCAGTCGCTGTATCAGTACAAGGACATTAGCTACAGCACCGACTTGGAGCACCTTAGTTACCGTCGGCTCACACCGCTCGCTCTGCAGCACGACATGACCCAGTGGGGGTACGGTGGTCGCGTGCAGGCTGCGGTGAACTTGGGTGGCATCGTGACGCTAACACTGGACGAGGCAGTGCCTGCGCCCCCCGCTGACAATGCATTCATCGGTCTGCGGATTCCTGGCGAGCAAGTCTACCGCGTATTTGGAGTGAGGCTTTTCGGTGGTCTGTCCAACACTCTCACGTTGAAGGAAGTTTGGCCTAACGACGCTGCGTTGCCGGGCGATGATGCGTTCAATCCAGCGCATGACACCATCTGGATCTACGACTTCAAACAGACGCCTGGCTACCGCGTTCGGGTTGTCGGGATCCAGCCGGAGAGCGACCTTCGGGGGGCTAGCGTATCGGTGGTAGCCGAGCCGCCGGAGTTCTGGGTCTACGTCAAGACAGGGCAGTACATTCCACCCCCGAATCAATCGCTCCTAACTACTCGACCGATCGCGAGCAACCTCAAAATCAGCGAGTCGCAGGTGGTGCAGGGCGACACGGTGTACACCGAACTGGTTGCAACCTTCGACATCACGGGGCCAGTCGGTCGCACAATCGTCATGTCCGACCTTGACGGAAACTCAGAGCTCGAGCTGGTTGCAGACACGATCACACGCACAGCGCGGTGGCGCATCCCTGGTGCTGGGACGTATCCAATCCTGGTTAGGCCGATGAATCCTGACGGCTTCCCGGGAGTTTCCGTTAGCGGCACGTACACAACCACCGGTGCCGGCTCTGCGCCGATCAACGTGGATACACTCACCATCGACGAGCTATCCGGAGGCATTCGCCGATATTCGTGGGCCTTCAATGCAAACACGATCCGCTCGCCTGATTACACGGGTGTGCAAATCCGCTACATCGCCGGCAGCGTAGCCAACCCGAATTGGTCCGCGATGACGCCGCTGGGTGACAACGATGGTTACCACGCATCGGCGTTTGAATCGACCCTGCCGGAGGCAGGCAGCTGGACGTTTGCTATTCGTGCAATGAACACCAGCGGCAATCTGTCCAACACCATGCTCACGGTGCAGAAGGCGCTGACGAACAACCTTGGCCAGGAGTTGGTGCAGGTTGTGCAGAAGCTGACCATCAATGAGCAGCGCCTGGTCGAGACGATCGAGCAAGTGGATGAGCAAGCCGAGTCGATCATCCAGCAGGAAATCAACATCGCCCATATCAACGGCCGGGAGGTGCAAAACCGGGCGTACATCTCTGCGCTGCAGGAAACCTCAGTGACCGAGGAGGGCGCGGCCGCGCTGGTCCGGGAGCAGGTGGCAGCGGCCACGGGTGACCTACGCGCCACCGTGCAGCAGACCTCCGAGGCGGTCACGAACATCAACGGCACGCTCTCGGCCTATTACAACGTCAAGGTGCAGACAACGATCGATGGCAGGCCATATTTGGCCGGCATCGGCGTGGGCGTGGATGGCAGTGGCGGGGTGGCGCAGAGCGAGATCGTGATGCTGGCCGATCGCCTGGTGCTGCTGAATCAGACGGTAAACGGGCAGTACTTCTACCCGTTCGAGATCGTCGGCGGGGTGGCTTACTTCAACGCCGCAATGATTCGCGACGGCACGATCACAAACGCGAAAATCGGCGAGGAAATCAAGTCTCTCAACTACCAGTGGGATGGTGCCAATGGCATATATCGTGGTTGGCGTATTGGCAAAGACGGCACCGCGCAGTTCGGCGGTGACGTAGAAGTGCGTGGTGATGTGTCTGCGCGCAGCATCACCGGTTCCTTTGAAACCTCGACCGCTGTGAGCTGGACCGGTTCGATCAGCAACGGCGGTATCAGCCCGGTGTTCACGCTGGACCCGCCGCTTAACGCCACGCAGTCGCATCGGCCTGAGTTAGTGCTGGCCCTGCAGTTGAAGACCGGCGACGGGCAGGACGCTACCAGCTGCACGGTTACGCTGCAGCGCCAGAATCCGAACAACCCTGCGGAGTGGTGGAATATCACCAGCCGCGATTACGCGATCTTCAAGTTCACCAACGCGTCGATGGCTTTTATGTATTTGGACGACTGGACCGCGGTCACCAACAATTTTCGTTTTGTCATTCGACAGATCAACGGGCAGACGATCAGCCTAACCAACATCAACGGCCGTATTCGCGGCGCTCGCTAAGGAAAAAATATGGCTGACCCTGGCTATCTCAGCAATGCGGAGCTCGCAAACAAGCTCGTTGCGCTAGTGCAGAAATACAATATCTTCACCGGCGAGCAGGTCGAGTTCTTCACGACCGATCAGCCCACCGTATCGATCATCGTTGCAGATGGAAGCACGATCACGGTGCCATCGCTCAGTGCCATTTTGGCCGGAAGCGGAAGCGGTGGCATTGCGATCTTCGAATCGGTCGCCGAGGGCATCGCTGCGGTCGGCGACGGGCAGCTGTTCTTCGTTACCGTGGACTCTGGCAGCTATCTGGGGCTGTACCGAAAGTCTGGCCTGATTGGGGAAGAGGTCGGGCGCTACCCGAGCCGCGATGCCATCGACGGGACGGCTGTGCATGCAGAAATCGGCTCGGCGGTTGGGCATGCCGATGCGGTCATGCTGACGCCATTCAACGAGTTCGATCTGGATACGGTGCCCCAAGTGGATACAGCTGGGCGCGGCTTCAACACCGTGATGGACGAGATCATCAATAACGTGACGTTGGCCAACGCCAAGGCCAATTTTCATTTCACCGTGCGCGACAACTTGGCTCGACTGACCGGCGTGCGCACCGTCTGCGTCTGGACGCAGTGGTTCTCAGTTTGCAGCAGCCTTGATGGCGCAAACCCCGGCATCGTACAGCCTGCGATTAACGCTGATATTGCCAGCAAGCTATCCAATCCGACGCAATGGAGCGTTAGTGGAGTGGCCGCCGCCGGCGCACTGCAGCTGCAAGGATCTGCCGGCGGCACGCAGGACGACGGTGCGCAGGTGAGGGGCATGAAACATCTGCTGGATCGCGGCTACGAAGTGGGCTTTGTCCCGATCGTGCTCGGGCGGGTCAGCGGCAGCGGTCTGGCCGAATCCCAGTCCCTCGTTTGGCGCGGCTTTTTCCACTGGGCGAGCACCTCGCTGTTCTCGGCGTGGCTAGATAGCTACAAGGCCATGCATGCGCACTACATCGCGCTGTTTCTCGCAAACGGCATCACGCCGGCTTGGTGGTACCTGGCTTCGGAGTTCAGTGCAATCGAGAAGTCAGCGCCGGACGCGCAATGGGCAATGTGGGTAGCGGCCTGCGCTCAGATTGCAGCAGATGTGCGCGCCGCTTTCCCTGAGTGCCGCATTGCCTACGCTGCGAACTACACCGAGTACGGTGTGGGCACGGACTTCCGCGTCGATGCCATCTGGACGCAGCCGAATATCGACGAGGTTGGAATCGAGTGGTACTTCCGGTTGACGTCCGGCGTCACCGGAAGCGCCGAAAGCGTCGTCGCGGGACTCGCAGCAGGTGAGGATATGGATTACACCTACAGCACCTCGGACGGCAACCAGCGCAAGCTGAGTGGATCCAGCGGGCAGGGCAAGGCCCACGAGACCCGCACGCCGATCGACGCAAGCGCCGGCATCAAGAACACGGTGGGCTTTTGGCAGGGAGCGCACTACGTGCCGAAGCAGGCCGGATTCATCGCTCAGGCAAGCCCGCAGCCAGGTTACGGCCGCGGGTACGATCCCTACGGGCTGCCCGGCATGACCGGTAATGCGGTGGTGGCCGTGGCGCCTGGTGTGACCTATCCCGGTACTTCTGGCGCCCACTATCCGCCGACAGGAAGCTCGACCTATCTGCTATGCGACGGCACGGCAACTGCGGGCTATGGGCAGTTCAAGACACCGACCTTCAGCGGTGGCACGCAGACCGAGTGGCGGCTTGAGGTCGATTTCCAGGTCACGGCCACGCCCGCGGGCAACTATGCGCGCGTGCTACGGCTCGGTGGTGCAGTGGAGATCATGGCCGATGGCTCGACTCTGAAGCTCGGCGTCGGCCCAGATGGCAACCAGTACTTCGCCGACCTGGGTGCGCTCAACACCAGTGCGCACACGCTGGTAGCGTCGCTCAACATCGGCACCGGCCTGCTGACCATCGTCTATGACGGTGTGTCGGCCCAGTACTCGATTCCTGCCGCGCAGCGGCCCGCGATCCCCTCCAATGCGGATTTCGTCATCGGCGGATACAACACCAACAGCAACCTGATGCCCCTCAGGGCGCACCGGTTGCAGCTAACGTTCGTGCGCGATGGTGTGCGTTGGGGCGGGACGTTTCATTTCGACGATACCTACGCTGGCGTGCGGACGGCGTGGGTGCCCAAGATGAAGAAGATCTCCGCCACCGAACTTGGGTATGCGTCGATCGGCGGCACCTGCATCGAGCCCAGCCAGTTCGTCTACGCGGACCTGGGCAGCTCGGCGATGCCGTTACCGGCGATCCTCGACAGCACCACGCGAGCGATCTACCAATCATTCATTGCGAAGGGTTGGAAGCCAGCGGAGGTGTATGCGTCCTATGGAAGCAACTTCAATTACGCCCCGTTCGAGCAGTTCTATGCGCTGCGCGAAACGCTGCGGTACATGCGAGCCTTGCAGCAGCGGGGCATGCTCAAGTCGATCTGTCTTTACAATTTGGATGCGAGGCCAGCTGCAGCGATGGCTGCCACGCTCGGAGGTGCGCTCTACTATGCGGATGCGCCTATGTCAGTGTTCGGGCACTCGCTCAACGGCAAACTCGCGGGCGGCAGCACGCTGTACCACAATCGCATCCTTCAGAAGGGCTCAATCCTCTGAGGCAAGGAGCCCGGCAATTCGTATGGCTTTGCCGACGATGCGAGAGGAGCTCTGCAACAGCGCCCGATGGCACTGCGCCTGCGCAGAAGAAATTTCCAGGCGTTTGCCCAGCACAGCACAAAAATCCGATCAACGATACCGGCTACGTGACCTTCCAGACTGAGGATCGAGGCGCTACCCTGGGTGTGTTGGCTGCGTCGATGCTGATTCACTCGCGCTGGTTTACGTGATCCGATATCCCGGCGCATCTGCGTCACAAAAGCTGCAAGGCTGGAAGCTACACGCACTGATCAAGGCTGCGACGAACGCCGCCATTTCCGCAAGTCTGGCTCCCGCCAAGCGATTGGCAGAGGCCTAAAACAGGGCGCCGGACGTGCAGCTGTTACTGCACGCCCAGCGCCGCAACACAGGTGTTCTCTCCACCTGGCATTGGCCTAGACCCTGCGCCCTCGCGAGAGCGGCCGCAGTGTCGGCTACCGACATCGCAAAAGCTGAGAACCCAATGACCCGACCCATGATTCCCTGGCCGGGCGGCAAGCGCCGCTTGATCAAGCACCTCTATCCTCATTTCCCCGCGCACCAGACCTATGTGGAGGCCTTCGCCGGCGGTGCAGCCGCACTGCTAATGCGACCACGGCCTGCGCCGCTAGAGGT